CCCCGAGGGTGAAGTGATTGTGAACTACCCGTCGCACAAGAATCTAATGTTTACGATTAAGGAATCAAATGTTTGAAGTTCTAGGTGGTGGTATTTTGGGTGGGGTTTTTGGCGGTATCTTTCGTCTAGCCCCTGAAGTCTTAAAATTCTTTGACAAGAAGAACGAGCGCCTGCATGAGATGGCAATGTTTAGCCGTCAGTGCGAGTTAGAGCAGATTCGTGGGCAACAGAAATTAGCCGAGATTGGCGCTCAAAGAGAAGCTGCCATTGACGTGGGTGTCATGGATGCCTTTAATGCTGCAATCAATCAGCAAGCCGAGATGGTCAAAGCTGCGGGTGGCTGGGCGGCTAGTCTGTCTGCGTCTGTGCGTCCAGTGGTAACTTATTGGATATTGTTTGTCTGGTCTTTTGTACATGTCTGGTTTGCATGGAACGCATGGCTTGCTGGTGCGCCAGCAGTAGAAGTGTTTAAGACCATGATGTCGCCTGACTTCTCAGCCCTGCTGTCTGGGACTATTAACTATTGGTTCCTTGATAGAACTCTGAAACAGCGCGGAATATGAACCTAGAACTAGCCGCAGAACTGTGCCGCCGGTTTGAAGGCTATCGGGCCAAGCCATACCTGTGTCCGGCTAATGTGGCCACAATTGGGTATGGTTCCACCTACTACGCTGATGGGCGCAAGGTAACGCTAGAAGACCCGCCAATGGATGAGCCGACAGCCAGAGCGCTGTTGATGGCAGAACTTCTACACACCTACGCACCCGGTGCAGTAAGGCATTGCCCAAACCTGCTAGTAATTGCTGCTCAAGGCGATCCAAGGAAGCTAAACGCTATCGTAGATTTCTGTTACAACTTGGGCATTGGGCGCTTGCAAACAAGCACGTTAAAGAGGAAAATCAACGCCAATGATTGGGAAGGGGCAAAAGAACAACTAATGCTCTGGACTAAAGGTGGCGGCAAGGTTTTGCCGGGGCTGTTAAAACGTCGCACGGCTGAGTGCGCTTTGTTGGATTAAGCGATGGCACTTAAAAAACTTGTACTTAGGCCGGGAGTTAACCGGGAGAACACCCGATACACCAATGAGAACGGCTGGTATGAGACCGACAAAGTGCGGTTTCGTCAAGGCACGCCTGAAAAGATTGGTGGCTGGGCACGTATCTCTGTATCTACATTCCAAGGCTTGTGCCGGTCACTGTGGAACTGGATCACCCTTGAAAACTTAAACTTGATTGGTGTAGGCACTAACCTTAAGTTTTATCTTGAGTTGGGTGGTAACTACAACGACATCACGCCTATTCGGGCATCGGCCATTCTGAGCAACCCGTTTGCCACAACCAATTTACTTACCTTAGTTACAGTCACCGACGCAAACCACGGCGCAATCACTGGGGACTTTGTAACCTTCAGTAACGTAGCGCCTGTTGGCGGCCTTGATTTAAACGGTGAGTTCTCCATTACCTATGTGGATGCTAACACCTACACAATCGTAGCGGCAACGGCGGCAACTTCTACTGTAGCGGCTGGAGGCGGTTCAACTGTTAATGCTATCTATCAGATTAACGTAGGCGATCCCTACGAGATTCCACTATCTGGCTGGGGTGCTGGTACATGGGGAGCAGGAACTTGGGGCTTTGGCGGTACATCTACATCTGCCTTGCGTTTATGGAGTCAGAACAACTTTGGTGAAGACTTGGTGTATGGATACCGTGGCGGCCCAATTTATTATTGGGATGCCTCCTTTGGGGTAGACCCACTGCTTACGACTGTCACCATCGCATCTCCCGCAGTGGTTACTTCTCCAGTTCCTTTTGCAAATGGCACACCTATTGTGCTAGTCAATAGCGGCTACCCCTCTGCGCTTCCAACAGGTCTGTCCCCCGGAACGATTTACTACGTTATCAACGCTAGTGGCAATACATTTAACCTTGCGGCTACTGCTGGCGGGGCGGCTATCACAACAACTGGAACTCAGTCTGGTGATCACTACATTGTGCCGAATGGTGTAAACATCACAAGTCTAGCAGGGGCTTCAAATTGCCCGACCATCCAAAACTATATCTTTGTGTCTGACGTAAGCCGGTTTGTGTTTGCATTTGGTTGTAACGACATTGGTTCCGCAGTACAAAATCCGATGCTTGTGCGTTGGTCGGATCAGGAGTCTGTGGTCAACTGGACACCATCTGCAACCAATCAGGCAGGTAGCGTTACTCTGTCTCATGGCTCTAGCATCATTACCGCTGTTCAGACCCGTCAAGAAATTTTGGTGTGGACAGATTCTGCTATCTATTCATTGCAGTACATTGGTCAGCCTGTGATCTGGTCTAGTCAGTTGATGGGTGACAACATTTCCATCCTTGGTCAAAACGCAGCGACTCAGGCTTCTGGTGTGGTGTACTGGATGGGCGTAGATAAGTTCTACATGTACGATGGCCGCTTACAAACACTAAGTTGTGACTTGCGCCGTTACATCTATCAAGACATTAACCTCCAGCAGAACCAACAAGTGTTTGCCAGTACAAACGAAGGTTTTAACGAAGTCTGGTGGTTCTACTGCTCGGCTGGCAGCTTAACTGTTGACCGTTACGTGGTGTACAACTACCTTGAAAAAGTCTGGTACTACGGCACGATGGCACGAACTGCATGGCTAGATTCTGGCTTGAGAGACTTCCCTATTGCCGCTACTTACGATTACAACTTGGTCAACCATGAGTACGGCTTAGACGATAACACCACTGGCACGCCAGCGGGCATTTCTGCTTACATCTCTTCTGCTGAGTTTGACATTGATGATGGCGATCACTTTGGATTTGTTTATCGCATGTTGCCTGACTTGACGTTCTCAGGGTCAGATGCGTCGCCTACGCCAGAGGTAACTTACACCCTATACCCCCTGCAAAACTCAGGTTCAGGAACGGGGACTGCCGTATCCGCTAACGTCAATAAACTCACCGGTGCTTCTTATACAGTGACTGAAGGGTTTACAGGACAGGTTTACACACGCGTGCGTGGCCGTCAGTTGATTCTAAAAGTTGCTTCTTCCAATCTTGGAACAACATGGCAGTTGGGTGCGACTCGTATTGACATCAGAGCGGACGGCAGACGATGACCTACATCATTACGTCTGAGTTTGAACTGAACAAGGTAGCCGCGCCAAATATGCCGCTACCCCCGGAAGAGTACAACCGCATGTACTTTGACCAGATGCTGAACATCTTGCGCCTGTACTTTAATCGACTTGATGCGTTAACGGGTCAGTTAATGACTTCTGGGTCTATTGATCCGGGATTGATTAACAATCCTAACGGGTTGTTCTTTAGCACCGTAGACCAAACGCTGGCGGCAGTAGATACAGGCTACCCCATAACGTTTAACCAGACTTACCTTAATAACTTTGTGGCCCTCCAAACCGCCAGCACTTCTAAGATTGAAGTGGCTGTTAGCGGTGTGTACAACTTCCAGTTGTCGGCTCAGTTAAAAAGCACCAACGCATCAGCCAAAAATGTGCAGATTTGGATACGCCGTAACAACGTTACGATTGGTTATTCGGGGCACAGATATACAGTTGAAGGCTCAGATAACCACATGAACGTTAATTGGATATTTGACATTGATTTAGCGGCTAATGAATACATTGAGATGTACTGGGGCGCAGACGATACTGCTGTAACGATGGAAGCTATCCCTGCATCTGCCCCATATCCTGCTGTTGCTTCAGCAGTAATGGCAGTAAACTATGTTGCGCGGTTACCTGATCCACGCCCAACTCCCCCATAAGGTTTAAACATGGCAATTAACTACGGACAGCAGCAATGGGGCGAAGATACCTTTGAAGACACTGCGCCTGCTATTTCAGACCAAGACATATTTAACTGGTTCTTAGCCAATCCTACGGCTAATGACGCCACTATTGCCGCAACAATGAATGAGTTTGGTCTAAATCCAGCCGATATTGCTCGGGCTACGGGAACAAACGTTGCGGATGTGCAAACTCGATATGACACAGCGTTAGGGTTAGGGTCACTCCCCGGCGCGGCAGTTACCGCAGATGTATCTACTACTCCTGCGGTTGTTACTACTCCTGCTGTTACTACGGCTACTACGGGCGCAGACACTACTACGGCTACTACAGGCGCAGACACTACTACGGCTACAACCGCAACCACCGGGGCCACCACAGGTAATGTTCTGACTGGTAACATCTTAGCCGGTGCAAGTTGGAACAGTACAAACACTGATCTTGCAAATCAACTTACAACACTGACGGGTCAAAACACACTCAACACTGCGGTAGGTGGCGCAACTACAGCCGATACACTTAATCAACTTACAACGTTTTTAGATGGTGGCGGCTCGTTTGATGAAGACGCAACTGTGTTTTTGCAGACCGGTGGTGTTGATTTCTTGCAGGGTGTTGACAGGGCTACGATCACCAACAACATTGATCAGATAGTTTCTCTCCTTGCAGACCAAGGTGTTGATGTTGTATTGACAGGTTCACCCTACGCGGCATCAGTTAATGATGTTGTAACTAATAACTTTAACGCTCAGATTGATTCGCTGTATTCAGATATTGCGGCTAAACATGACAACGTAGAGTTGGTCGATGTGATGGGCGACATCTTGCAGGATAAGACGTTACTCAAAGACCCACTGCACACAAACGACGAGGGTACAGCACGTTATAACGCCGCTGTTATTGCCGCATATCAAGAATTGATTGCACGCGGAGCATCCCCCGCTGAAGCAAAAGTTGCCGCTAAAGAAATTGCGGAACAAACTTCAACACAAACAGACTCAGAAGATGACGCCGCCGCCGCCGCAACCGCCGCAGTTACAAAAGGTGCGGATACCGCTACTGATACCACTGCCGCAGTTGACCTGTCTAAAGCAACAGATTTAAAGAACGGCACGTTCTTAACTACTACAGGCGCAATTGTTAATGCCGAAGGGAATACAGTTAAAGATACTGGCTCTGCCGCAACTGCTACATTGACCAGTCAAATTCTCGGACAGAACTTAACAGATAAATGGCAAGGTGAAGGTTTTGGCACTGCGCAGGCAAATGCCGCTGACATGGCTGGTATTTTGGCCAGTATTGGAATTACAGACATCAATCAGTTTGGACAAATTACAAAAACAATTCCGGGGTATTCTTACGAAACCGAACAAGGTACTGTAGATGTTCCAGAGCAGACTTATACAACTTACGGAAACAAACTAACTGGGCAAGAAGTTCCCAACACCTATGGCGAACGCCAATCAGGAAATGCTTTTGGGGGCACATATTCTGGTGATGGTAATACTGGCTACCGCGTTCAATTTGGTGCTGACGGCACGCCCATTTTCTACACCACAAAAGCGTCTTCCAACGACCTTGCAAACATTATGCAAGACCTTGGCCCTATTGGTCAGATAGGTCTTGCTATTGCTACAGGCGGTTTGTCTATACCCCAACAGATTGCGGCTAATTTGGCTGTAAACGTTTTAAGCGGTAAAGACCTTGGCGATTCAATTAAAAGCGCGGCAATCAGTTTTGCTGGCGCACAAATTCCCGGCATGGACTTTATGGGAGATGGCGCTTCGTTTATTAAAGACCTTGGTCTGTCCCCTGAACTCACAAAGACGTTAACTAACTCCTTCCAAAACGCTGCGGTTTCTGCTGGCACTGCATTACTTAGCGGTCAAGATGTCGGTGAAGCCATGCTAAGAGGCGCGGCTACTG